ATGACCACGACGCCCGACCTGACGGCGCGCTACCGCGCCCAGCTCGCGCACCCTGCCTGGCAGCACGAGCTGCGCCGAAGCGTGCGCCTGCGGCTGGCTCTCACCGAGCCTGGCCTCACCTCTCACGCCCTGCATGCCGCCCTGGCCCTGGTCGAGGACGAGCTGCGGGGCCAGTTGCTTGCCACCTTGCCGCCCATGGCCCAATCGCCCGCGGCCCAAGCCACGGCGACCTGGCTAGTGCACCGCTGCCAGCGCGAGTTGCTGGCGCAACCCACTGAGCACGCCGCCCTGCGCCACGAGCTACCCGTCACTGAATTTGCCGTGCCGCTGCGCCGCACCTGCCGCCCGCCCGCGGTCAGGTGGCAATTGGCCGCTTAAGCGTGAGAGAAGGGAGCTAGGCAGCTTGCTGCAGCTTGAACTCGCGGCAGTGGTCGGGCAAGGATACTTCCTTAATGCCGGCCGGCAGTTCCGGCACCAGCAGTACCTCTTGGTCGGTGTGGCCTTCGTGCACGGCCGTGCGCAGGTGCGAGGACATGCCGCCCGCCGCGTACACCGTCCAGTTGTTTTCGGTGGTGTAGCAGTAGCCCACGGTGGGCTGCACCAGCGCGTCGCCGGGCCGAAAGCCGTCGACCTGCACGCGCTTGGCGGTGGCTTTAGTATTAGTAGTCCAGCACCAGGAACAGTTCCTCATGGTACTACTGGTGGGTGACCTCGGTTTTAGTGGCCCGGCGCTTGAGCTCTCTGCCGCATGCCGATGCTCGATGACTACGCGTGCAAGCCCCAAACCTTGCTGGCGCAGTACGCCCCGCTGGGGCTAGCCACCTACCTGCCCTGGGTGCGCGCCCTCTGTAAGTATTTATCCCTGGTGCAGGAATTGTCTGGTATCATGCGCCTGCACCTGGGCATGCACGTGGGGCGCAAGACCTTTGCTACGCTCAAGATTTACCAAGGCGTGCCGCGCTCGCAGGTGCTGATGGCCACGGGCCACCAAATGGAAGCCAATTTTAATTGCTACCTCGGCATCGATGAGATGGAGCTCATGAAAAGCTACCGGCGCACGACCCGAAAAGTGGGGCATAAAATGGTGGAAAATCAGTGCAAAACGTGGCCTAGTGTGGCAGATGGTGTTTTGCAAATAGTGCTTTTACAGTAGTTTAAAGCGGGTATGAGTGGGCAGCGCAAAAAAAGGCCGCGCCACCCGGCGACAAAAACATTGCGTACAGAGCTTCTTAAACGGCTTTTTCGACAAAATAAGGGGCATAAACAGGGGCAAAAGACCTACCTAACCTGCCCGGCGGCGCGGTCAGCAGCACGCTCCTGCAGCAACTGCTCGACCGCAGCCGTATCGTCTTGGTCCCAGTGAATGCGTACCCAAGCGGGCAGGGCTTTGATGGCAGTTTCCACCCGAATTACGGCCTGCACCAAGTCCTGGCTACCACTACCAGCAGCCGTGGTACTGGACGGGGCCGGTGAGTTGCCAAAGGTGCCGCCGTCCTCGTAGTAGTCGTCTTGCCGGCGCACGGGTGCTCCGCTCCGGTGCAGGCTGGTATCAATCAGCTCATCGACCAGGTGCTTGTTGTTGGCGTAGGTGTCGCGGGAGAGTATCATGTACGCCTCGCCCCTCTCCCACTCGCCTAGGTGCTCGCCCGTGGCCCCATCGACCATGCGGATGCCGCCGCCGCTGTGGCGCTGGCCGACGTCGGCTACGCCAGCTTTTGGATTGATGCGCCCGCTGCGGGCAAACTGCTTCACGCCTCGCCAAGCTTGGCCGAATACACCACCCTGCTCGAACTCGGGAATGGGGGTGGCAATGATTTTGGCGATACCCGCCGCTGCCGTTGCCCCAGCGGCGATTTGCAGCGGCACATTGGGGGCCGCTTTAATTACGGCCAGCGCGCCGGCGATGATGGCCTGGGCAATGTTGAACTCCTTTTCCTTCTCAGCCGCGGCCTTCTTAACAGCACGGGTTTTCGCGTCGTAGTCTGATTCGATGAGTGATTTCTGCGCCTCGTAAGCATCCTTGCTAACCAGGCCCGCTTTATACTCAGACTCCAGTTTTACCAAGCGCGTTTTCTTATCCTTATCGAGCTTGACCAACTCCTTGTCGCTGGCAATCCGCTCGAAGTCGGCTACGGTCTGAATGGTGTTGCTAGCCAGCTGCGCCCCAAATTCGGCCCCTGCCTTATCCCGCTCGCGGGCGCGGTCGGCGTATTCGTTTTCCAGCGCTTCTTTATCAGCCAGGTACTGGCGCGAAATAGCTAGCTTCTGCTCATTGCTGAGGCCCAACTGAAAGTACTCTTCCGAATACTGCCGGAACAGCTGCTCCTGCCGCACGGCCTGCTCGTTGGTGTCGGCCTGCGCCCGCTCCTGGCTCCATTCGTTAGAGAGCTGCCGGCGCCGGGCAATGCGTTGCAGGGCAATGCTGTCGTCAATCTGGGCGATGCGCTCGGCAATTTGCCGCTGCTGCTCGACCCGCTGCTGCTCTAGCTCCAGCAAGTCTTGCTGCAACTTGGCCTGCACCAGCCGGCGCTTCTCGGCCGCGTTCTTATCAGCATCGAGGATTTTCAGCGCCTCACTGGCCGCCGCGGTACGCAGCTCAGCCGCCCGGCGCTCCCACTCATTTTTAATGAGCGCATTGCGCTGCTTTTCAACGTTCAACTCTTCCTGAGCCAGTTTTTGGGCCGCTGCCCGGCGCACCTCCGCCACGTCGGCCGCGAGCTTCTGCTCGATGAGCTGGCGCTGCTCGGCCACTTGCGCGGCCGTGCCCTTGGCCGTGGCCTTCTCCTTTTCGGCAGCGGCTGTGAGTTGCTGAATGCGCTTCTCGGTTTCGTCGGCCAGTAGCCCGGCTTTGAGGTCGGCAATACGTTTTTCGACCTCCACCTGCTCCTTGGCATATTTCTCAGCCGCCGCCGACTGCTTTTTCTGGTAGTCTTCCTCCAGCTTGCGAATGGCGGCCACCGCCTCGGCCCGAATCACTTTGCGCTCCGAGGCCGTTTTCTTCTCATCAGCCAACTCGATGTCCCGCTTCGCCGCCACGTCGAGTTTCTTGAGCCGCAGCTCCTCGGCCGAGCCACTGGCCACGAGGGCAAGGGCGGCGCGAATGTTGGCCTCCCGGTCTTTCAATTCTTCCAGGCTCAGCTTCTTGGTGGCATCAGCAGCGGCTTTCTGCTTGGCTCCTGCCCCCACGCGGGCGGCGGCCTTGTCGTAGGAGTCGGCCGCGGCCTTCGCATCGGCCTCCGACACACCCAGCAGGGCCACCTTATCGGTGTTCACGGCCCGCGTGAGTGCTCCCTTATAGTTCTGACCTATCTCGGTACCAGTCTTTTTCACGGCATCCACAAGCGCCCGCGCCCCGTCGTTATAGCCCTGCTTTATCAGGCCGAAGTCGAGGGTGAACACGCCCTTTATCACCTTGCCCGCGGCGACCAGGTCGGCCACCAGCAAGCCCAGCGTGTTCTTGATAATTGAGTAGGCATTCTGGAAACCCGCCCCCAGGCCCTGCACCACCAGGCGCACGGCCAGCGACTGATTGTAGAGGTCAATAAAGTAATTGATGAACGCGCTCAGCGGCCCCTTGCTCTCGCGCAGAAAGTCCAGAAACTTGCCGGCCGCGGTGAGCAGCAGCACGAACACCGGGCGCAGGCCCTTACCTATCTGCACCTCCAACTGGTCTACCTGGTCGCCCAGATTCGAGGTCTGCCCCTCGAGTGTTTCTGAGATAGAGGCCGTGGAGCCCATCACGCCGTTTAGCTCGCCGAAGCTCACCAGGGCGGCGTTGATGGCCGTGGGCGTGTTGGCTACGGTCTTGGTCACGCCCTTGAACGACAATTCTACCTGGTCGCCGGACTTGCTGGCTTGGATGCCAAACTCCTTGAGGCGCTCGAACTCGCCGGTGCCGGCATCGAGCACGGCCTCGGTGAGCTGGTCGAACGATTTGCCCTGCGAGGCGGCCACGTCGGCCAGCTTCTGCAGCTCGGCCGTGCTGGGCACGATGCCCCGGTTCACGAACTTAACGTAACTGGCGGTCAGCTCATCTACCGAAAACGGGGTTTTGGCCGCTAGGTCGGCAATCTGCTGCATAGCGTACTGCGCGGCCGACTTGTCGCCCAGGGCCGTGGTGAGCACCGCCTCGAAGGTTTCGAACTTGGCCGTGGTAGCGAAAATCTCCTTGCCCAGTTCCTTGGCCCCCTCCACCACGGCATCTACCCCCAGTTGGATGCCGGCAAAGCCCACGGCCTTTTTGATGAAATCGCCTACGCCCCCGCCGGCGCCGCTCAGCTCTTCCTGCACGCCCTTGGCTTCGGCGCGCACCTGAGCCAGCCGGTTCTCGACGTTAACCAGTTCCTGCGCTTTGGCTGCAAACGAGGCCGTATTAGGCGTAAGGTTCGCCAGCTCGCGGTTGAGCTGGCCAGCCAGCGTCTTGAGTTGCCCGCTGGTGAGGGCGGTAAGCCCAATTTCATCCCGCAATTCCTTCATGCGGGCATTAACCTGGCTTAGCTCCTTGTTGGCGGCCACGTACTCTTCCGAGCCTTTTTTGAGGCCCTTCATGCCCTCGCGCAGCACGTCGGCCTTGCGGGTGAGGTTGTCGAGTTCGGTGCGCGACTGCGAGCCGTCGATTTCCAGCTTTATCTGGACGTTATCCTGTCTTACTTGTGCCATTTAGTTGACTCTGAGAGTGGCGGCCAGGTGCGTACCCGTGGCGGCCAGGTAGCGGGTGGTGACTGCGTCGATGAAGCGATTGATACTGGCGTAGAAAGTTTTGGCAAACCAGGCGCGGGGGCGCACGTCAGCCTTGTCGCGCAGCTGGGCGCGGGCCAGGCCCCAGGCAATGCGGTTGATGGCCCGGTCGGAGGCGAGCGGAAATTGCCCGTATTGGTAGCCCGGCACGTAGCTGAATTTGTCGAGGCCCACCTTGCGCACGTAGTCCTCCATTGCCTCAATGGGCGGGGTCTTGGTACGGGTGATGCCCTTCATATCCTTGATGCGGCCGTACTGGTGGAACAGCACGCCCATGCTGGCCACGTGCTCAGCACTGGCGGCCACTACCTGCGACTGGAGCGAATCAAGTAGGTCCTTGCTTAGCACCAGCCCCTTGGCCTGGATGGCCGCGGCCAGCAGCTGCAAGGCCCGCTGGGCGTAGTCGCCCACTTCCTCGTCGAGGATGCGCCTAAACTCGTCTTGATAGTCTGCCATGCGCCCAAATTGGCAGAATCAGGCAGCTAGGCGTAGGACGAAAAAGAAAGAAAAGCGCTGCAATGTAAATAGCCCCTAACCGGCTCTATCTTGCAGCGCTCTTCTTCTTTTTTCTGTTACCTAATGCTACTTCGCACCTTGCTTTCTGCCAGCTTATTAGGCAGCCTTTTGCCCTTCGCTAGCCAGGCCCAAACCGCTCCCGACGCCTCGCGTTTTTACGTAGGAGTTGGGGCCAATATGCTGTCTAACGTTCCTTTCACAGACCAGGGCCTAGTGCCCCAGTTAGTAGGGCCTGCGCTAACGGCAGGCATGCAATTCACGCCGCGCCTAGCCGGACAGGTGGGGCTATCCTACCACTGGAAAAAAGAAACGTATGACCTGCGGTTTCAATCCGGAAATACCACTGCCACTATTCGTTCTAAATACTTTATTATCCCAGTGTTGCTACGTTATACGGTCACCGAGCCGGCGCAGCGTTTTCACTTCGACATTCTAGGAGGCGCGACGCTATTCCACGGTACTGGCAGCACTTCGTACAGTAGCAGCACCGGCGTCATAGACCCTGTGTTTCGGGATAATAGTGGGTCCAATACCAATTTTTGCCTGACGCTAGGCCCAGCTGTTCGCACGGCTATCTCTTCTCAATTAGAGCTAACCGCCTCTAGTGCGGTGAGCGCTGTAGTAGGGGATAACTATTACAGGTTCAGCGACCGTCTCTTTCTCAATACCTCTATTGGGGTGAACTATACTTTCGGGCAACACTAGCGTTACTTGATTTACTACGAGGATGCAATTAGGCTCGGCTTACTAATCTACCAGGCGCCTAAATTGGCAGCACTAGGAGGCGGGTACCCTCTATTTTACGCACCTTTTCCTTGCTTCACTTCTGCTATGAGCAAACAGCTCTTCTTACTGGCTAGCCTCGCTAGCTTGCCCTTGGTTAGCCACGCGCAAACCACCCCAGCTTCGTCACGCTTCTATATTGGGGCCGGCGCCAACCTGCTCACCAATGTTCCCTTTACTTCTACAGGCGTACCGCGCCGGCTTGGGCCTTCGGTAACCGCTGGCCTGCAACTTGGGACCAAGCTGGCATTGCAGGTCGGGGCCTCTTACTTCTGGCGCAATGAGTCATCCCAAGATGGGTATGTCTACTATGACTCTAATGGTCAGATTGTTATTAACGGCGCTACCAACTCCACCAATTCAAAATTTGTAGTAATGCCTGTGCTGCTGCGCTATTCGCTCACAGCGTCCCCCAAGCGTTTCAAAATCGACGGGCTTGGGGGAGTAACCGTACTATATACTCGGCATCACTATGCTTACACCGTTGATTACGTTACAACTTCCCGCAGCAGCGAATACACTAGCTCCTTTGGTCGATTTAATTTAACGCTAGGGCCCGCTGTACGGTATGCCGTGGCCCCCAACATAGAACTAACCGCCAACGGCTTGGTGAATGCTACACTAGGCTATCCTAACTATAGATTCAGTGACCGCTTCTTTTTTAATGTATTAGTTGGCGCGAATTACACCCTTGGGCAACGTTAGCGCCCGCTAGCTGGCCTCGACAGCCAATTAAATGGGACTACGTGATAGCGCAGCCACTCCCAAGCAGCCGCTCCACAGACAGCCACGAGCACAAACACCCACCAGGGCACGCCGGCGTGCTCACTCGTGGCCACCCCCCCCGGCCCCACCGCCGCTGTACCCTGGCGCTGCCCGGCCTTGCGGGCATCGGTCGCGGTGCTACCATTCGTGGCCACCGGCGCGGTCGGGCGGTTGATGGCCGTGGCCCCGGGGGCGGTGGCCACGCTGCTGTTTTTGATTTTGGCCGGCCCTACGCCGGCGCGGGCTAGGTTCTGGGTCTGGGCTTTTTGCCACTGACGGCGCTGCTTGGCAGTCGAGCCGGGCGGGGGCGGCACCAGGTACGCTGGCAAGTTGGTGTAGTCGCGCGGCAGCCAGCCCGCCAGCGCGGCCGAGTCGAGCTGCTGCACCTGGGTAGGATTGGTGAGCAGTGGGGGCACCCCGGCCGGGGCGGCTGGGCGGCTGCTGGTGCAGCCAGCGGCCCCCAGCAGCACGACGAGCAGCAGCAGGCCCGCCACAATGACGGCGGAGAAGCCGCCGCAGAAACAAGCGATATCGCGTTCTTTTACAAGCATTGCAGTAGAATTAAGACAGGTACAGCGCCGCTTCACGGCCCCGGCGCACGGTGAGGCCCTTGCTGACTTCCTTCAGCTTGGTTTTGGGATTGGTGACCTTGTTCCAGGCCCCGAAAGCGGTGGTAATGGCCACCTTATCGGTGCTGCCCGCGTTGGCCAGGCGCAGCACGCTCGACTGGCTAAAGCCGCCAGTGCCGATGTTGAAGCACAGCGACACCAGGGCATCGAACTGATTCTGCGTGACGGCGCGGGTGAGGCTCTTGGCCACGTGGGCGCCGTACTTCTTATCCACGTCGGCCTGGAGCAGGGCGCTGGCCTCGGCCTCGGTGAGCGTGGCCGTGTGGTAGCGGGCCTCGGCCGGCAGAATCACGTGCCCGTAGCCAATGGTGGGCTTGCCGGCCGCGCACAGGTAGCGGCGGGGCACAAACGCTTCTTCCTTTTTGATGAGGGTCAAGCCTTTCTCGGAAATTTTCATCGGTTGTTTTTCTCGGCTGCGCGCCGGCTGCGGGCCTGTTTGGCCAGGTTAAAAAGGACAGTGTGCAGCTGCGTGTGCGTGACCTGGTCGTAAGTGCCGTACATGCCGCGCTCCGCGAGGTCAGCCAGTAGCTCCAGTAGCTCGGTACCGTCGCTGGTGGGCCGCTTGGGGGCTACCTGGCCGGCCACGGGCGCGGCGGGTTCCTGCTTTTTGAACAGGTCTTTGTAGGCGGTGTGGATGAAGCGCTGCGCGTGCAGGAAATGGTGCAGCACCACGATTTTCACGCCCAGCGGCGCATCCGCTAGCTCGTTGGCCCGCCCCTCGGCCAGCTTGCCGTTGTAGCGCTCGCGGCGCTGCCCGTCCCAGGCCGGGTCTTGCTGCAGCGCGGCCAGGTCAGGATGCAGCGGCCGGCAGAGCGTGGCCACGAGCTGGTCGAGCGCAGCAACCTGCGGCTTGGTGGGGTGGGCAAACTGGTGAAAGAACACTGTGGCCATCGCGTACTCGATAGCGACGGCATCCTTGAGCAGCGGCTCAGGCAGGGCGTAGGTGCGGCCCCGGTGGGTGAACTCCTGCACGCCCTGGGTGTCAGGCGCCGAGGCCCAGGCCCAGGCCACGAGCGTGAGCAAGTCCCAGAGCTGCTCAGCCGTGAGCCGGCGCACGTCCTTATCGCGCAGCTTGGGGCACCAGGCCCGCAGCACAGCGTGCCGGCCGGCTACGGTATCGTGGCTCAGGTAAGGGGCAGCGGCAAAGAGTTGGGCGGGCGTAAGCTCGGCCCAGCTGCCGGGCACCTGGTAGGGGCGGTCGGCGAGGCGAAAGGTGCGCATCACGTGGCGGGTTCCGGTTCAGGGGTAGGTTCGGGGGTAGCCTCCGGCGCGGGCACCGGTGCCTCGGCTTCGGCGCGGGCCGTGATGCGCTTGCTAAGCAGCTCGGCTACCCCGCTATCAACCCATTCCAGCTTGCCCAGCGAAATGATTAAGCGGCGCATATGCACTAGCACGAAGGGCGCGAGCACCAGCTGCGGGATGAAAAACAGGCCTTTCTCGTGCTCGCCAAAGCCGTGCGCGAAGGACATCAGCACCGTGTAGCCTACTAGGCGCAGGGCCAGGTTGCGGGGCCGCAGGGGCTTGCCTTCGACTAGGTTGTTGGTGAGCACGTCGAGTACCACCAGCACCAGCAGCAGGTAATAGCTATAGGCCGGCGACCAAATGTGCTTTTCGACAAAGCCACTCAGGCCCGCCGCAATGGCGACCAGCTGCACGAACTCAATCGTGAGAAAAAAGCGCAGCATCAGACCCAGAAGCTTTTAGAGCCGGTGTTGTCGTGCAACTCGGCCGACACCGTAGGCTCGGTGGGGCGCTGCTCATCGAGGTAAGCGGCGAGCTTGGCTTGCCACTTATCCGCGTTGGCCGTGGCCTGCTGGCTGAGGTTGGAAATCGCTTTTTCGTCGGCCGCCAGGCGCTGGCGCACGGCCTCGTTATCGGAGAGCAGGCGCAGGGTGGTGCCGGTCAGCGCCACGCTCATGCTCAAGATGCCCTGGGCGAGTGCCCGGTGCGCCAGCACGGGCCGCACCAGGCCCAGCAGCTCCTTGGTGGCCGCGGAAGGCGGCAAGCCGCTTTCCAGCCCGTCGCGCAGGTCTTCGAGCAGCTGCTCACCCAGCAAGTCGTTGATTTCAAACTCCTCCACCTGCCGAAGCGTAGGCAACAAAGCCAGAAAGAAGCGCCGACTGTAAGCCGTGGCCAGGTACAGGCCCAGCTGCGCGGCGTTGGCAATGAGCAGGCGCGAGCGCGAGCGATACTCTTTCGAGTTCAACTCCTGCACGTAGTCGGCCGCGTGGTCGTCGAGCCAGGCCAAGGCCAGGTCGAGCAGCTTATCAGCCGTTGAGCTGGCGGCTTCGATGAAGTTGTTGTACACCCACTGGCGGCTAGGGGCGGCATCCGCCGCCTGCTGCTCCATTACGCCTAGGTCGTTCATCGACACGGCCAGCAGCGGGGCCGCCTCGAGCACGACGTAGTAGGCCAGGGCCGGGCGCAGCTGCTCGCGCAGGGCGACCAGGTGCGCCGGGGCAGCCGTGGCCGGCAAGTTGCCCAGTTGGTGCACCAGGCCCGCGCCCAGGCTCGGAGCCAGGTGCAGCGCCTCGGCGGTGGCCACGAAACCCAGCAGGCTCGTGGCCTGGCTCTTGTGCGTGGACGAGAGACAGGCTTTTAATTCTTCTACTGTATTGAATAACATAGCTTTATTGGCCTTGATTAGCGGTTTTTTGCTGCCCCTTGGGGTTTTCGGCGATGGTGGTGATGTCCACGTCCACGAAGCCGAAGCGGTGTTCGGGGTTGAAGCCCATGATTTTGTGGGCCGCCTGGAAGGTTTGCAGCAGGATTTTGCGCTTCTGGGGCGTGCGCATGGCGATGTGCAGCTGGTAGCTGATGCGCTTCTCGCTGCCGGAGCCGCCGAGTTTGCTGCCGGTGTCAATGCCGGCCAGCGAGGGGTCGATGCCGTGGCCCGACGTGTGGGCAATGTTGGCCTGCTGGTTGACGGCCGTGTAAGCGTCATCGCTCATCTTGTTCTCGATGGGCACGATTTCCCAGCCGGGCAGGGGCTTGCCGCTAGCATCGGTCATGAACTTGCTGACGAACACCTTATCCGTGTTTTCGACCCCGGCTAGCATCTCGTTCATGTTATCCATGAGGTCGCGCTCCGCCTGCTTGCGCTTCTCGGGCGTGTCGCCAAACTGGTCGAAGTAGCCAGCTGGTATCTTGATGTGATACTTGACGTTATAGCCGTTATCCAGGCCCGACGAGTGAAAGCGCGGGATTTTGTTGCTGACCTCCGTCCACTTCCGAGTGCCCCAATAGGGCGGAATGTCGTAGTACTTCTGGCCCGGCGTCCAGTCGCGGCCGTGTACCACGAACTCGCCGTACTTGGTCGGGTTGCGCGGGTCGAAGGCGGGCAGGATTTTGGCTTCCGACGCCTTGAAGTTGCTGAAATCGTGGTGAAAGGCGTAGCGGTCGGGCTTCGACTTGGTTGTGACCAGGGCGCGGCCGATGGTGCAGTCGAAGCTTTGGATAGCCTCCACGTAGGTTTTGCTTTCCAGCGTGAACACGCTGAAGTAGTTGGCGAACGTTTCGAGGTTAAAAGCCAGGCTCTGCAGGGCGGCATCGCCCTGAATCGACTCGAACCAGTCTTCCATTTCGGAATCCAGCACCGGCTCCACCCGCTCTTTCCCCTCCACGATGGTGCGCTTAAACACCCCGAGGCGCGAGCCCAGCACCAAATCGCGGCCCGTGGTGATGAGCTGCGGCTTGAGGTGGTTGTTGTGCACCAGCTCCAGCATGCGCTGGGGTTGCAGGTTATCCGGCCCCCAGGGCGCGAGCTTAAGGCCGCCGCTGCTCAGCACCAGGCCGCCGAAGTTCACGTCCTGCGCCTTGTCACTGCTGGTGAGTTCGACAATCGCTTTGGCACCGGGCAGGATAAATAGCCCGCCGCCTAATTCTTTGATTCCCCGATTCAT